GCTAGGTTTGCAGGAAAAGTTGAACAATCTAGGCTTGCCAAGAAAGCGAAAGAGACATTAAAGAGACAACGTGGTAGCAAAACTAGCAACAATAAGAGCAAAAGTAAAGCAAGGTAAGAAATTAGGCTTTAGTGAGAGAGCTAGAGCCGTAAATAAGGGTATACTACCTAGTAAAGCAAAGAAAAATGCCACTAAAAAAAGGTAAATCTAACAAAACTGTTAGCTATAATATAAAAAAACTAAAAAAAGAGGGCAAGCCACAGAAACAAGCTGTAGCTATAGCCTTAAATGTAGCAGGAAAGGCAAAAAATGGCACTAGCAAAAAGTCAAAGAAGTCTTAAATCGTGGACAAAACAAAAATGGAGAACAAAAAGTGGTAAGCCGAGTAAACAAACTGGAGAACGCTATCTTCCAACGGCTGCAATCAAGGCTCTATCACCCCAAGAGTACGCAGCAACAACTAGAGCTAAAAGAAAAGGCACAAAAGCAGGAAAACAATTCGTTAAACAACCTAAAAGTATTGCTAAGAAAACGAGAAGTTATAGAAAGGTTACATAATATGGGATATTTTGACAATGATAGTTAAGGCATGGTTCATAGTAGCAGTAATGTCTGGTGTGTATACAGACGGAACAAAGGACGTATTTATATTTAACAACCCATCAGACCACGGACACTTTCATAGTTCAGTCATGTGTCAGAGGTTTATAGGGGATCATCCATTCAAACTTGCAAGAGCTTTGATTAAAGAATATGGCAATAGACCACCAGAGCAGATTATGTGTGTGCCTGAAGAAACAGTAAAATTATTTATGCAAGAGGGTGGCAAACGAGGAGAGCCAACCTAGTGTTGTACGAGCCTACATGTGAAGTTTGTGGGCATCACATAGAAGATGATAGATGTGAGTATTGTCGCACTACAGGTGACAACGGTGATTGGATAGATAAGGTAATAGAGCAAGCTAAAGATCCTAGACACGATCAATCAGCCTTCAAAGACAAGAAGAAAAAACATGACTCCAGAGACACTTGATAGATGGCGAATACTTCCAAGACTTATGATGCTAGTGATGACAGGGGTTTACATTCGTTGTATAGAATGGGCTTTGAGTCAGCCAGAGTTGACCACACAACAAGCAGGATTAATATCAGTGATTACTGGAGCAATGACAGGCAGTTTCGCCATATGGATGGGAGCAGAGAAATCAGAACCCAAAAAAATGGAGAGGGAAGAAAGATGAGAAAGTATTTTAAAAGATTGTGGTGTGCATTGTGGAACAAGAAATGCCACGATGATTGTGACTGCGTATAATGCTAGGTACAATACTAAGTTCTGTATCTAGTCTAGCTTCTTCTTATATAGAAGGTAAGACAGCTATACAAAAAGCTGAAGCTACCATTCGTATGAAAGAAGCAACAGGTGAGATAGATTGGGACTTAGCTGCTATGAGGGCATCTCAGTCTTCATGGAAGGACGAATGGTTGACCCTGCTTTTTAGTATTCCTCTTGTGCTTAGTTTTTGTGGGGAGTGGGGCAGAGGTATTGTAGCAGATGGGTTTACTGCACTTGCAGGTATGCCCCAGTGGTATCAGATAGCGTTAGGAGCTATCGTAAGTGCAAGCTTTGCCACACGATCTGCAGGTAAATTTTTTAACATGAGAAAAAAATGAGACTAGGTTGGCTGATAAATAGCATGATGGCTATCCTAGTCTTAATTACATTTATAATAGTAATATTCTAAGGGAGCAAGAATGGCATTTAAGTTATCAGGAAGAAGTTTAAATAAATTAGAAGGTGTACATCCTACAATGGTAGATACAGTTAAACGTGCCATTGAACTGAGTAAGGTGGACTTTGGAGTGATTTATGGTGTCCGTTCCCTTGCAGAACAAAAGAGATTGTATGAAGCAAAAAGATCACAGACCATGAAATCCAAACATCTTGTGCAGGAAGATGGATACTCACATGCTGTCGATTTAATGGCGTATGATGGTAGTGACCCAAGTTGGGACATCGTTATGTATGATGATATAGCAGATGCAATGAAGCAAGCAGCACTAGAAACTGGAGCTAAAATTTGTTGGGGAGCTTCATGGCATATAGATGATATAACCAAATGGGATGGCACAATGCAAGAAGCTATGAATGCTTATATAGACCTAAGACGATCACAATCACGTACCCCATTTATTGATGGTCCTCACTTTCAATTGTCAACATGAGAAAAGGTAGTGGCATGAAGGGTATGTCCATAAAGAGTGGTGACAAACGTCCCACTAAATTAGGGGCAGGTATGACTGCTAAAGGGGTAGCAAAGTATAGAAGACAGAATCCCGGAAGTAAATTACAAACAGCAGTTACAGAGAGCAAACCAAGAAGTAAAGCTAGGGCAGCAAGAAGAAAGTCCTTTTGTGCTAGAAGTGCAGGACAGATGAAGCAGTTTCCTAAAGCTGCTAAAAATCCAAACAGTAGATTACGACAAGCTAGAAGAAGATGGAAGTGTTAACATGAGACAACTTACAGAAAAACAACAGAAGTTTTTAGATGTGTTATTTTCACAAGCAGGTGGTGACATGTCTAAAGCTATTAAGTTGGCAGGATATGCCGAACATACTACACCATCACAGATTGTAAAAGCATTGAAAGAAGAAATACTAGAAGCTACTCAAGAGTTTATGGCAAGTAATGCACCAAAGGCTGCGATGGCTATAGCAAGTGGTATTGACGATCCTGTTCAACTAGGACTAAGAGATAAAATGGTTGCAGCAAAAGAAATGTTAGATAGAACAGGATTAGTTAAAACAGAAAAAATGCAAGTAGAAGCTACAGGTGGTGTGATGTTGATGCCACCTAAAAATGCAGAAAATAATTAATGCGTAATAGATCATTGGGTAAATGGAAGTTACCACAGCCTACTGATTTAAAAAGTGAAGATGAGTGGATGTCTATACCACGTATTGCACGAACAATACCGTTTGGATATAAAGTAGATCCTGAAGACAATAACATGCTCTTACCAGTTCCTGTAGAATTAGATTTGCTAGAAAAAGCTAGAGATTTTACAAAACAGTATTCATATAGAGAAGTAGCAAACTGGTTGACTAAAAATAGTGGACGTACAATATCTCATGTAGGGTTGTTAAAAAGATTAAAGAATGAAAGACAACGAAAGAACAAGGCTACAAGCCTACGCAGATGGGCAGACTATGCCCAAAAGGCGATCCAGAAAGCAGAGGACTACGAAGAAAAAAGAACAGGTGCAAAAGAAAGCATCAGTAAAAACACCTCTGATTGAAGAAGAACTTCTGCCTGTAGAAGAAACTCGTAATATAATCTTTCAACCAAATGAAGGACCACAAACAGAGTTTCTAGCAGCAAGTGAAAGAGAAGTTTTATATGGTGGATCGGCAGGAGGTGGCAAGTCTTATGCAATGTTGGCTGATCCTTTGCGTTATATGGGACATCCCTCTTTTAGTGGCTTACTACTGCGTCACACCACTGAAGAACTACGAGAGCTTATATTTAAAAGCCAAGAGCTATATCCAAAAATATGGAATGGTATTAAGTGGTCAGAAAGAAAGATGCAGTGGGTAGCACCGTCAGGTGCAAGACTGTGGATGTCGTACCTAGATAGAGATGATGATGTGCTACGATATCAGGGTTTGGCATTTAGTTGGATAGGCTTTGATGAACTTACACAGTGGTCTACACCATTTGCTTGGAACTATATGAGATCACGACTAAGATCTACATCACCAGACCTGCCAGTGTATATGAGAGCAACAACAAACCCCGGAGGTAGGGGACATCACTGGGTCAAGAAAATGTTTATAGACCCTGCACCATATAATGAGTCATTTAATGCAACAGACATTGAAACTGGAGAAGAACTTAAATATCCTGCAGGACACAGTAGAGCAGGACAAGCACTATTCAAACGTAGGTTTATACCTGCTCGACTTACAGATAACCCTTATCTCTCAACTCAGGGCGATTATGAAGCAATGCTTTTATCCCTTCCTGAACAGCAAAGAAGACAATTATTGGAAGGCGATTGGGATATTAAAGAAGGAGCAGCTTTCACCGAGTTTGATCGCAACGTACATGTGGTTGAGCCTTTCCGTATACCTAGCAATTGGGTTAAGTTTAGGGCATGTGACTATGGGTATGGAAGTCATTCTGCCGTTGTCTGGTTTGCTGTTAGCCCATCAGAACAGTTAGTAGTATATAGAGAGTTGTATGTATCAAAAGTATTAGCTACCGATTTGGCTGATATGATATTAGATGAAGAAGCAGAAGACGGTAATATAAAGTATGGAGTGTTAGATAGTTCACTCTGGCACAAACGAGGGGATACAGGACCTAGCCTAGCAGAGCAAATGATTATGAAAGGGTGTAGGTTTAGACCTTCTGATAGAAGTAGAGGAAGTAGGGTATCAGGTAAAAATGAAATACATAGACGATTACAAGTTGACGAGTTTACAGAAGAGCCACGTTTGGTTTTTTTTAGCACATGTACTAACATCATTTCGCAATTACCTGCGATACCGTTGGATAAAAAGAATCCTGAAGATATAGATACAAACTCAGAAGATCACTTGTATGACGCTCTGAGATATGGTATAATGTCAAGACCAAGGTTTAGTATATTTGACTATGATCCTGCAAGTGGATTTTCAAACTCCATGCCCATAGCAGACACAACATTTGGATATTAATATGGCAGAAGAAGAAGATATAATGATGGATGACACCTCTATAGCTATTGAAGATATAGCTGAAAAAGGTGGACAGGACGAAACAAAAAGTTACAACATCATACCATTTATTATGGATAGATACAAAAAAGCCGATGACTATAGAGAACAAGATGAGCAAAGATGGTTGAGAGCCTATAGAAACTACAGAGGTCTATATGGTTCTGATGTACAGTTTACAGAAGCAGAAAAGTCACGAGTATTTATTAAAGTAACAAAAACAAAAACACTTGCAGCTTATGGTCAGATAATAGATGTATTGTTTGCTAATAATAAGTTTCCTTTAACTGTAGAGCCTACTACATTACCAGAGGGTGTAGTATCTGACGTAAGCTTTGATCCTAAAGAACCTGAAAGCATTAGAAATAGATTAGATGAAATGGAAAATCCTTATGGCTTTTCAGGAGATGGTAAAGACTTACCTGCAGGGGCTACACAACAAAGCCTAATGGATAAGCTAGGACCTCTTCAAGGAAAGTTTGATGATGTAGATAATTTAAGAGAGGGTGTAGGTAAAACCCCAACAGCAGTTACATTTAGTCCTGCTATGATTGCTGCAAAAAATATGCAGAAACAAATACATGATCAACTAGAAGAATCAAACGCTAATAAACATTTACGAAGCACAGCCTTTGAAATGGCTTTGTTTGGCACAGGTGTAATGAAAGGACCTTTTGCTGTTGATAAAGAATATCCATCTTGGGGTGAAGATGGAGAATACTCTCCTGTATTTAAAACAGTGCCACAAGTTTCACATGTATCAGTGTGGAACTTCTTTCCTGATCCTGATGCAAACAACATGGATGAAGCACAGTATGTAATAGAACGTCACAAGTTATCTCGTACACAACTACGTGCATTAAAGAAAAGACCACACTTTAGATCTCAGGTTATAGAAGATGCTATA